CAAGAATGTTCGTTCCGACTTGGTGTCTTCTTTGGCAGTAGAGACTTTGGCTAATCTAAAGTCTGTTTACTCAGAGAAGAATGCCTTTTACTTGTTGACTCTTCCAGTAACAGCACAGGTCTTCTGCTTCGATACAAAGATGCAATTGCAAGATGGTGCATCTAGGGTCACTAAGTGGGATTCAATCGCTCCTACGGCTCTCTATTCGCTTCGTAATGGTGATTTATACATTGGTAAGAATGGATACATTGGTAAGTATGCAAGTTTCTTAGACCACACATCAACTTATCGGTTTTCTTACTTTACGAACCATGCAGATTTAGGTAACGAGAATCAGATTTCCATCTTGAAAAGAATCAAGACAATTGTGATTGGTGGCTCTGACCAGTTCGTTACAATTAAGTGGGGATTCGACTTTGCTGCTAACTATTTGTCTGGCAATGCTTACATTCCTGAACAGAAGAACTATGAGTATGGTCTTGCTGAATATGGCATTGCTGAGTATTCTGGCGGTGTGCTTATCAAGACACTAGATGTAAATGCTTCTGGTGCGGGAAAGATTGTTCAAACTGGTTACGAAACCACCATTAACGGCACACAGTTGTCAATTCAGAAGATTGAGATTCAATCTAAGAACGGCAAGATTTCGTGAGTATGAAGCTCACACAAGGAGAATAGATTGTCCAATTATACAAAAAGTACTAATTTCGCCACCAAGGATAACTTATCTCCTGGTGATCCGCTTAAGATTGTCCGTGGTACTGAGATTGACACTGAGTTCAATAACATCTCTACTGCTATCTCTACGAAGACAGATAACTCTGCTGCGGCAATTACTGGTGGTTCTATCACTGGTATTACAGACTTAGCGGTTGCTGATGGCGGTACTGGTGCTTCTACGGCTACTGCGGCTTTGAACAACCTCTTGCCTAGCCAATCAGGTAACTCTAGCAAGTATCTTCAGACCGATGGAACTAACGCTACTTGGGATGCAATCAGTATCAATACTGGCGACATCACAGGAACTCTTCCTGTTGCAAATGGCGGTACTGGTGTAACTTCATCTACTGGTACAGGCAATGTAGTGTTGTCAAACTCGCCAACACTTGTGACTCCCGCATTGGGAACTCCTGCTTCTGGTACTTTGACAAACGCCACAGGCCTGCCAATCTCTACGGGTGTGAGTGGTTTAGGTACAGGTGTAGCTACTTTCTTGGGTACACCATCATCTGCCAATCTAGCTTCTGCCGTATCTGATGAAACTGGTACTGGTGCTTTGGTGTTTGCCAATAGCCCAACCTTAGTAACTCCTGCTCTAGGCACTCCATCAGCCTTGGTTGGAACAAACATCACAGGCACTGCTTCAGGTCTGACTGCGGGTAATGTCACTACTAACGCTAACTTAACAGGTGCAGTAACTTCTGTTGGCAATGCAAGCTCTTTGGGTTCGTTCACTTCATCTCAATTAGCAGGTGCTTTGACAGACGAGACAGGAACAGGATCAGCAGTGTTTGCTACCTCTCCTACCCTAGTAACACCTATCCTTGGAACACCCACTAGCGCAACTTTAACAAACGCTACAGGTCTTCCTATTGCTACAGGTGTATCAGGTCTAGGAACTGGTGTAGCAACGGCTCTAGCGGTCAATGTAGGCTCATCTGGTGCGCCATTAGTTAATGGTGGTGTGCTTGGAACTCCATCTAGCGGTACTGCAACCAACTTAACTGGTTTGCCCCTGACAACTGGAGTGACAGGAACACTACCTACTGCCAATGGCGGTACAAACCTAACATCATTCACATCAGGCGGTGTGGTTTACGCATCTAGTTCTAGTGCATTGGCTACAAGTTCTGCGCTAAGTTTTAACGGAACTAGTTTAAGCGCACCAAACTTTTTTGCGCCTAATGATGGTTGGATTGGGTGGGACTCTAGTTTTAGAACGCGACTTGTAGGAAACGCTTCATCTAACTTTTTTGCCGCTGTTGTTGACAATGCCGAAGGTATGCGCCTCACCTCAACAGGGTTGGGTATTGGTACAAGTTCGCCATTGGCTGGTGCAAAACTTACTGTGAATGGCGGTGTTTTTGTAACATCTAACATTACTGCGGCAACAACAGCGGCATCTGCAATTGATTACTTGTCTGGTGCAATGCGGTTTATTGCATACGGCCCGTCCACATCAAACTTTGGAAGTCAAGTATTTTCAAGGTCAGATGGGACTACCACAACCGAAAGTATGCGCCTTGACTCCTCAGGCAATCTAGGCTTGGGAGTTACTCCGAGTGCTTGGGGAAGTAGCTTCAAAGCGTTGCAAATTAAGGACGCAAGTTTTGCTGGATTTACCAGTGGCTACACATGGGTCGGCAATAATTGGTACAGCGATGGGACAAACAAGTACATCGGTACAGGCCACGCTACTTTGTATGAACAGCACTCTGGCGCACACGCTTGGTCAACAGCCGCATCAGGCACAGCAGGAAACGCTATCTCCTTTACTCAGGCGATGACTCTGGATGCAAGTGGGAATTTGCTTGTGGGGGATACATCAAATACTACAGGTTCTCCAACATTTTATGTAAAACCAAAAAGCGGCTTAGTGGCTCAAATTGGGTTTAATTTTAGTTCCACAAGTTCTTTCGCAAATCCAGAAAATAATCTTTTATCTACTGGAAGTTATTTTAATGGGTCAGCTACAGTTGCAACTCAAACTACAGCATGTATTTACCAACAATCTGGCGGTATACATTATTGGTATTCAAACACAGGGTTAACTGCTGGTAACACATTTACTACAACAGAACGAGCCAGAATAGACTCTAGCGGTACTTTGGGAGTTAATAATTCTAGCCCAAGTTCTAATTTTAAGTTCGTAGTTAATGGAGCAACAGGTGGAACTGCGGCAATGCTTGTTACGGCTGGCTCAAATACTGATGGGGCTTATATGATTACTCCGTCTGGCGGCGGGTATGTCCTAGTATTAAATCATGAAGCCGCCGCAGGAACTACAAAAAAATTGATTGGTGGATTTAATGGAGTTTTTGGCATTAGTGCTACTGAATCATTTACTGTCTACAACAACGGAAATGTCCAAAATACCAATAACAGTTATGGCGCAATTTCAGACATCAAGCTGAAAGAAAACATTGTTGATGCAACACCAAAACTTGCTGACCTCATGCAAGTGCAAGTGCGTAACTACAATTTAATTGGCGACACAACAAAACAAATTGGTGTTATTGCACAAGAGTTGGAAAGTGTTTTCCCTGCTTTGATTGATGAAACGAATGATACAGATGCTAAAGGCAATGACCTTGGCACAAAAACTAAAGCGGTTAAATATAGTGTGTTTGTTCCGATGCTTATTAAAGCAATCCAAGAACAACAAGCAATCATTGAATCACTCAAGGCACGTTTGGATGCCGCTAATCTTTAAGGACTGATATGACTAAAGATGAAATTATGGAATTGGCTAGGCAAGCGGGTTTTGTTTACGCTGGTGAGTCTTTCCAAGATTTGAACAAGCCAATTGAAGCCTTTGCCAAACTGGTAGAAGAACGCACCATTGGACTTGCATTAGAAACCTTGGAAAAGATTGCCAATGTAAATGCTATGGACTATGAGTATCAAGCATGGGCAAGAGAAGCCCTTAAACAATTAAACACAGAGGAAACAGTATGAACACACAATGGACTATCTCAACACTTGAGCGTGAAACCTCAAACGGCTTTGTAACGACTGCACACTGGCAAGCCACAGCAGTAGATGGAGACTACACAGCCTCTATCTATTCAACTTGCTCATGGGCTGATGGCACACCAACGATTCCCTATGCAGACCTGACACAAGAAACTGTGCTTGGATGGGTGTGGGCTAATGGAATTGATAAACAAGCCACAGAAGATGCTCTGGCAGCTAATATTGCTTTGCAGAAGAATCCTGTTACGGCAAGCGGAACACCTTGGGGTCAAGCATGAATCTGAATTTAGAAGCAAACGAAGTGCAATTTATCTTGAACGTGCTGGGTGAGATGCCCGCCAAATCAGGCGTGTGGCCTCTTATCGTAAAGATTAAAGAACAGGCTGAAGCGCAAGTTCCTAAAGAAGCGGAGTAAACATCATGGCCGTAACCAGTCAACAAATTATAGATTTCTTGCTTGCTAATCCAGGCATGAGTGACGCTGATATTGCTTCTGCAATGCAGACATATAATGTCACCCCTGCAATGATGGCTCAAGCTGTTGGCTTACCAGTACAAGAGGTGCAAACTCGATATAAAGAGGCGGCTCCTTCTGTCTATACGGCTGAAAATGTTAACAAATTAGCGGATCAGATTCTTTCTCAAGGCACTACTGAGGCATGGACGGGTGGCTTGCCTCCTGAAAAAGCGGCTTTGTACATGGCTGATGAATTGGCTAAGAGTGGTGTTACAGACATTACTCAAGTTGCCAAAGGAGATGATGGAATTATTAACTCCATGACTGGTGAAAAGTTAATCTCTGGTTATGGTGAGAGAACTAAAGACAATCTTTGGTCTGGCTCTTACGAAGGCAAAGGTAATACTGGTTTTGGTGTTAACTTTGATGAATCTGGTAAGCCTGTTTTCTATACTCAAGGCGCATCTTCTAGCACTTTAAAGGATGACATTCTTAAAGTAGCTGCTGTTGGTGCTTTAGCCTTTGGCATACCTGGTGTTACAGAGGGATTGTTGGGTACTCTTGGTACTACTGGTGCTACGGCTTTAACAGCCGCAGAAGCCGCAGGTTTAGGTTTAACGGCAGCAGAAGCGTCAGCATTAGGTTTATCAGCGACAGAGTTTGCGGCTGCATCGGGTGCGGCAGGTACAGCGGGTTTGTTATCTACTCCTGCCGTAACAAGTGCGGTGGCTCCTACTGTTGCGGGTACAACTGCGGCATCAACATTAACACCTGCAGTAGCTTCTGCAACAACAATTCCTGCAGCTGCTGCGGCTACTACTGCGGCTTCTGCATTGACACCAACAGCGGCATCTGTACTAGCACCTGCGGCAGTATCTGCATTAACGCCAACTGCTACAAACATAGCAACATCATTGATTCCATCGGCAGTAAAGAGTTTGTTTACACCTACAAACATTGGTAACTTGGTTACAAGTGGGTCACAGACTGCGGCAGGTCTTCTGCAACAACAGACATCTCGTGAAGCGGCTCAACGTGCCCAACAGATGATTGATGCTGAGACTGCGGCTGCCAAACAATCTGCGGCTTTCCGTCCTATCGGAATGACTACTCGTTTTGGTACTTCACAGTTTGCAGTTGATCCTGTAACGGGTCAGTTGACAAGCGCAGGGTACACACTTAGTCCTGAAGCTAAAAATGCTCAAGATCGCTTGGTTAAGTTGGCTGAGTCTGGTTTGCAACAAGCTGAAGGCGCACAACAAGCATTTGCTCCTCTACAAACAGGCGCACAAACTTTGTTTGGTTTGGGTAATCAGTATTTGGCTCAGAATCCTCAAGATGTTGCACAGAACTATCTCAATCAGCAGATGGCTTTGTTGCAACCTGGTCGTGAGTTAGAGTTGGCTAATCTGCAAAACAGACTCCAACAACAAGGCCGTGGCGGTCTATCTGTTGCTCAAGGTGGCACTTTGGGTGCGACTACTCCTGAACTACAAGCATTGTTTAATGCTAGAGCGCAACAAGAAGCTCAATTGGCGGCTAATGCTCAACAAGCGGGTCAACAACAGGTTGCGTTTGGTGCGGGTCTATTGGGTACAGGTGCTCAGACTATGGGTCAATACTATGGCGGTCAGCAAGCGGCTTATTCACCTTATACAACTGCTTTGGGTCAAGTGCAGAATTTGGAAAGCATGGCTCAACAACCCTTCCAAATGGGCGCACAACTTGGTCAAACAGCGGCTACTGCGGGTGCTAGGGCAGGTGCTTTAGGCTTAGAAGGTGCAAATATCAGTCAAAGACTTGCTACTGGTGCAGATGCAACTAGAAACCCATACTCCTCTGCATTGTCTGGAGCGGCTGCTAATCCTTTATTTGGTCAAGTAGTAGGTGGGTTATTTGGTAGCCAACCTGCAACAAGTGGCTTTAGTTATGGACAATATGGAACTGGTATAGACCCATCGACAGGCGAATACTTTGGTTCGCTTTACTTCTAAGGAATCATCATGGCAGAAAATATCGTAGCGGGTCTGTTTGGACTAACCCCTGAAATGTATGGTGAGCAACAACGCAGAAGTGCTTTGCGCGAAGGTATTGACCTTGCCAAACTGACTCCTGGTGAAGCGGGTGCGGCAATGACCTATGCGGGGGCTAGAGGGCTTACTGGTGCTATTGCGGGTGCTTTAGGTGTACAAGACCCTGCTCTTATGCGTATGACGCAACGCAATCAATTACTACAAGAGATAGATATTAGCAATCCTGAATCTATGATTGAGGTAGCAAAAAAGGCTACAAGCATTGGCGACAATGAGTTTGCTATGGCTTTAGTTGACAAAGCCAGAAAGACCCAAAGTGAAATAGCTTTAGCACAACAGCGTTTAGCGGCAGGAGAAGCATCTTTGGCGGCAAAACAAGCATCTTTGGCTTCGGCTACTCGTGAGCGATTCCAAGCCGATCCTGAGAAGGTTCGATTGGCGAGAGCAGTAGCCGCCACAAAAGGAGAAGAAGGCTCTCCAGAATACATCACCGCCTATAACGAGTCTTTGGAAAAACAAATGACTCCTGCTGATAAACCAGATACAAAAACAACTATTCAAAAACTTCAAGAATATGCGGCAACTTTGCCAGCTGGTTCTCCGCTATTAGCTCAAGTACAAGCAGCAATTAAAGCTGAAGGTCAAGGCCGTGGAACAAGTGTAGAAGTTAAGTTGCCAGAGTCACAAAAAGCAGAACAAAGTGAGAGAGGCAAGTCTTTAACTAAAGATTTCTTTGAAAATGTTGCTCCAACAGCTAGAAATGCTCAAAAGAATTTACCTTCAATTACATCTAATTTGAATATTTTGAATAAAGGTTTTGAAACTGGTTTTGGTACAGAAACAGCCGCTTCTGCCGCAAAAGTTTTGTCTGCTTTGGGTGTTCAGGGTGCTGAAAGATTTGCCTCAGACTCACAAATATTCTTAGCCAATGCAAACCAAGCAGTTCTGTCAAAACAACTTGAACAAAAAGGTACGCAAACTAAAACCGATGCCGAGCGTATTGAGCAAACTGGTGCAAGATTGGGTAACACCAAAGAGGCAAACAAGTTTATTCTTACAGTTGCTAGAGAACAACTTCAGCGAGATATTGAACAACGTGATTTTTATGCCAAATGGTATAGAACAAACACAACTTATGATGGCGCAGAAGATGCTTGGTTTGATGGAGAGGGCGGTAAGTCTTTGTTTGATAGACCTGCTCTTAAACAATATGGTGTTTCTGCTTCAAAACAAATACCAACCAATGCACCATCTGCATCAACAGTAAGCATAGATCAAGAGAGGCAAAATGCAAAAGCAGCAATTGCCGCAGGAGCACCCGCTGATAAAGTGCGTGAGCGTTTTAAACAAAAAACTAATCAGGAGTTGTAAATGGCTACTGGATATGAAGACTTGCTCCCAACTGAAGCTACGGGTGTTTCTGGTTATGAAGACCTTATGGTTGCTAAACCAAAACAACAACCAACAAACTCATTAGGTCAACTTTTAAGGTCTGCCGCTTCATTGGCTGACGTTACTGTTGGCGGTGTATTACCTGCTGCCGCACAGATGGTAGGCTATCCTTTGGCACGTTTGGGACGCTCTCCTGAAGAGGCTCAAGCAGCTACACAAAGGATTGTTTCTGCTGTTGACAAACCATTTGGAAAGATGGCTAGCGTTACTGAGACTCCAGAATATCAGGGTGAGGCTGGTCGTCAACTGCTAGACTTTATTGGAGAAAACTTCCAAAAAGGTGCTAAGTTTATTTCTGAAAAAACAGGAATTCCTGCTCCAGATGTTGAAAGTTACATGGCTTCATTGGGTCTTGCCACACCTGCTATGGCTAGACCTATTGCTAGAACAGTCCAAGAAGTATCTGCTCCATTAGTTGAGAAAGCCGTTGTTGGTGCAAAATTGCCTTTTGAGCCAATGGTTCAAGCTAGGCGTGAAAGAATGTCTTTAGAGGACTATGCTCGTGGGCCACAAATTGATGCGGCTAGAGAAGCGCAACGTCTTGGTATTGCATTGTCTCCAGAAAACATTCAGTCAACAATTGGAACACGAACACTTTCTACAATTGCTGGTGAACAAGGCGCAAAAGCAATAACTGATGTAAACAGGAATCAAGTTCGTAAAGTTGCTATCAATGAGTTGGGCTTACCAGAAACTACGCAATTTGATAGCAAAACACCATTTAGCAATGCAAGAATAAAGGTTGCCGAGCCATATAACCAAGTTAGAAAACTACCAACAATGACTGCTGATGAGTCATTTCTTTCGTCTTTAAACAGGTTACGTCCTGATGAGTCTGTTATTGGGTCGGAAAAATATGCAAAAGGTATCAATGCAATTATTGATGATGCCGTTACCAAAACAACAAAGGGCTTAACTGGTGCAGAAGTCCTCAAAAATGTTCAAACATTACGTCAACGTGCTCAAAAAACATACGACAACAAATCTGCAGACCTTGCCGCTTTAGATGTTGCAGACACAAACCTAGCTATTGCCACTGCTTTAGAGTCAATGATTGAAACAAACATTTTCAATCCAAAACTGTTATCTCAGTTTAGAGATGCTAGACAAAAGATGGCTAAAACTTATGCTTATGAAGCCGCTACAGACTTCAATACAGGCATTATTGATGTAAACAAACTTAGTCGTATTACCGAAAAAGATAATGCTATGACGGGTGATATTGCTGCACTTGGAAAGATTGCAGGTAATTATCCAGATGCGTTTGCTGTTAAACCATCTAAAGGATTTGCTGATACACCTCGCATTGCAAGAGCAAGTATTGGTGGTGCAACGGGTGCGGCAATTGGTAGCCAATTTGGTGCTGGAGGGGCTGCATTTGGTGGTCTTATGGGAACTTTGGCTGGCGAAGGCGTAGGTTCATTAGCCTCAAGAATAATAGCCTCTCCAAATTATCAAGCGGGATTGAGTTTGCGTGATGCCCGCATCCCTGTAAGTCAAGTAGCAACAGCGGCACAACCAATTCCTCAAAGTCAGGCAATTGTTCCTTATCAAATTCCTCAAGAAGTTTTGGATAGACCTTATCAGCCTAATTTCACAATTCCTATGGGTCAGGTTAGAGAGCAACCATTACCAACGTCATCAATAGTTCGTGAATTACCTGCTCCAAGTCCACAAGGTACTATTGCTGGTTTGCGGGCAGAAGATACTCGTAGGGCGGCAATGTCTCGCACACTTGGTCAACAAGCAGAAGCACAACAAGCGGCAGCAGAGGCGGCTTCTCGTCAAACAACTCGTGGTGCAGTTGAATTGCAAATAAACCCATTAACAGGTGCTCCTGAGATTTCTACGGGTGTTCGTGGTGCTACGCCATCTACATTCCAAGACTTTGGAACATCTTTACAGTCTGCAACAAATAAAGCTGCTTCAGGTCGCACATTTGATTTCACTGCCGCTGAAAAGGTTGCATTTGACAGAACCCGTGTTGATTTGGCTAAAATATTGCCAGGCATGAAAACATTGTCTGATAAAACTATTGCAACACGAATCCAAGATCGAGAGTGGGTGCAAGATGCAATTACAAAAGCCCGTGACAAGGCTGTTGCTTTTGAACAAATTGCGGCTCGTGCAAAAACTAGAGATGCACAACAACAAGCTATTGCTAACAGAGAACGAATGTTAGACCTTGCCGAACAAATGGAAAATTCATTACGGGTGGCAAGACCTGATTTAAGTGGGAAAGTACAAGGGCCAAAGACTCGTGCGGCTTTTCGTGAAGGCTTGCTAACAAACCCACAACCTCCATTTAAGATGGAAATTCGTGGGACTAATAAACTTTTATCAGGCGACTAAGTGAAAGACTATGCCGAAGCCATCATCGCTGCGGTATGTCTCAGTTGTTTTGTCATTTTTTGTAGCTACATTATTGTTTGGTGTTTTCCGTGATCGTCTAAAGGCGGCAACCATAGAGTACCGATGTATTAAATGGACTTGGGTTGGAGATGTGTATAACCGAAGGGTTATCTGTCTTAAATGGGAGAAGGTGAAATGATCGATCCATTAAGTGCTTTAGCTGGCATTCAGCAAGCTATTTCGATGGTTAAGAAGGCGAGTAAGGTCGCCAATGATTTAGGTTCTCTTGCCCCGATGATTGGCAAGATGTTTGATGCCAAGAGTACCGCTACTAAGGCATTGATTGAGGCTAAGAAGAGTAAGGGTTCCAACATGGGGACTGCTCTCCAGATTGAGATGGCTCTTGAACAGGCTAGGGCGTTTGAGGAAGAGTTAAAGATGCTCTTTATGACCACAGGTAAGGTTGACGTTTGGAACAAGATTAAAGCCCGTCAAGACCAGATGGACATTGATGACGCAAGAGAACTCAGGGCTTTAGAGAGAGCAGAGAAGAAGGCTAAAGAGAAGGAAGACGAGATGAATGAGTTAGCCATCATCATTGGTGGCACATTCTTTGTTTTGTTCTTGGTGTTTGTCGGTATATACGAGCTTATGGATTTTTGTGAGACCACTAAAAGGTGTGGTCGGTGAATGAGTATCAGAAGACTTTTGACCTGTGCCTCAAGATATTCGTTTACGGGTGTGTGGCGTTATGGTTTTTAGGCTTCTTAAAGTTCTTGCCTGATGATTTGTCGGACAAGATTGTTAATCTCCTACTTGGAAGGATCGGACTGTAATGCTATCTTTATTCTCAACACTTGGTGGCTTGTTAATCTCAGGCTTACCAAAACTCCTAGACTTCTTTCAAAACAAGGCTGACCAGAGCCATGAGTTAGCTTTAGCTAGGGTTCAAGTAGAACTCCAACTACAGATGATGGCTCAAGGGTTTAAGGCTCAAGAGCGCATGGAGGAGATTCGCACAGACCAGATTGCCATGCAAACAGATGCCCAGATGACAGAAGCGGCTCTAAAGCATGATGAAAAGATCATGGAAAAGGCAAGCACTTGGGTGGTGAACTTTGTCGGTACTGTCAGACCAATCGTGACTTACATCTTTATCTTTGAACTCTGTGCTATTAACGCATGGATTGCTTACTACGTTTACAGCAGACCTAGTTTAGTCAACAACATGGATGATTTAATCCGAATTACTGACGTTATTTTCAGTTCTGATGAAATGGCTATGTTGGGAGGAATTATAGGATTTTGGTTCGGAAGTAGAAGTTGGGCTAAGAAATGAAAGTCAGCAAAGCTGGTGAGGACTTGATGCACTTCTTTGAAGGCTACAGAAACAAGCCTTATCGGTGCAGTGCCGCTATTTGGACTGTCGGATGGGGTCACGCTATGTATGCTGACCAATTAGCCCTCCCAAACGTGCGTAAAGAGGGTTATACAGGGCTTATCAGGTCTGACTACCAACTAAAAGGGGAAGACAATCGTGTCTGGTCTAAAGATGAATTGGTCGATTTGTTCAAGGTTGACATCAATACTTTTGAGCGTGGTGTTCTTCGACTTTCTCCTACTCTTGCTAGTCATCAAAGCAAATTCGACGCTGTTGTCTCTTTTGCGTACAACGCTGGGTTAGGGAACTACCAAAGGTCAACCATTCGCATGAAGGTTAACAGGGGTGATTGGGAGGGTGCTGCCGAGGCTTTTATGAGTTGGACTAAAGCAGGTGGTAAGGAAGTGGCAGGGCTTGTCAAAAGACGCAAAGCTGAAGTGGCTTTGTTTTTAAACTAAATTGTAACAATTCTGCTATAAGGTGTTGAAATGACTAACATTCCTACACCAGAAGATGTAAAACTCTTTGCACAAAGTGTCAAGAAGTGGCAACAACTGCTCAGTCTTGGCGATTGGAGAATAGAGAAGGGAAGCAAACCCGCAAAGTCAGCAATGGCTTCTGTGGAGTTCAATACTTCTGCTCGATTGGCTACCTATAGATTAGGTGATTTTGGTGCTGAGAAGATCACACCTGAGTCTCTGGATCAGACTGCTTTACATGAGTTACTTCATGTGTTTCTGCACGATTTAATGACTGTGGCGCAAGACCCTAAATCATCTCAAGATGAAGTGGAAATGCAAGAGCATA